GTTGCTTCTGCTGGAATCTTATAAACTTGTTCCCAATCATTATTAATAGATGATGGAGGATTAGCTTGTCTAGGAATACCTAAAACATTACCTTCAGTGTACATCCAATATTCAACGTCATTAATTGAATCTTCTGCACTTAGTGATATTGGATTTCCACTATCAAATACTAGCATTTTTCCTATGCCTGCTGGAGTATAGCCTAATGATGTAAATTGTATTTCGCCCATTGTACGATCAATTTGATAATTTACATCAGCATCAGCTGGCGTACCTATAAATTCTATTTCAGCATTTTGGCCGTAATCATCACCAACACTGAATGTACCTGCTAAATTTTTTACAAATATAGTAGCATTTAAACTATTTCTTTGATAAAATGTTACTGTAGCTGTTGCACCAGTTGTTAAGTCACGCACTGTATCGCCTACTCTCGGCTCAAACGGATTATCAGAAGCATCAGTTTTAGTAAAATCTAAGTTTATATACCCGTCCCAAACGTCATACACATTTCTAGTTGTGTTTGTAATTGTTGTGTTTAACCCAATTGTAGTAATGTCTTTAAATGTACCTGTTGTATACTGTGCTAGTTGATTTACATAAACACTAACAGGATCACCTGGAGAAATTGTATCGCTTAGGGCTTTTGGAGCTCGCATTACATACAAGTTACTGGAGAATGTCGAATTACTTCCACCTGCTCCCGGAAGACCTCTATATGTTAATGTTCTTAAATAACCTGTAAACGTGTTCTGACTACTAATATCTGTAGTTATATAATCTAAACTTGAATAATAATATCTTCCAGTAGGTGTACTATCTGATATAAGGTCCCAGTAAATTAATCCTGCACCTTTATCTATATTTGTCGTTGACGATGTTGGTGTATATGGAGCAGTATCTATCCACCAGTAGCCTCCCCAAGTGGCTGATGTATCAACAGGATCAGTTGGGCCTTGCTTTATGTATTCACCAATAAAGTCACCGTCATTTCTAAACAAACTATCACTAGTGTTAAATGATCCATTTACGTCTCTTAGATATATTAATAATTCAGCACCAACTAATTTAGTATATTCAACTGTACCTGTAGCATTAGGTGTTTGTACAATATCTCCGTTATCTATTGCCGTAGTTGAACTGTTTACATATAGAACTTCGTCAATTTTCTTTTGTATAGTATGTTCTTGACTTAGGAATGCATCTGTAATTACAGCATGACTTCCGTTAAACGGAGCTCTTGTTGTAAGTGCTGCTAAATCTTGGTTTGCATATGTAACTGAATTCCATTGTAACCTAACTTGATCGTTTATTCCGCTACCTTCGTATAAAGTAAACGGAGCTCGAACTAATATATGACTAGTAGGTATTCCGTTAAATGCAAGTAAACTATTATTAGGATCAATTGCATAATCTCCAACTAGTAAAGTCGGAATAAAGTTTGTATTATCATTCTGTAAACCTACGGAAACAATATTTTCTGCAACAGAACTAAAACTGTTGAATTGAATATTTGCTTCTTCACCTTCAACATCAATCTTTGCTCTCCATAACCCTTGATCTTTCCCTACAATACTATTTTTAGGATAATCAACAGCATTTTGGAATGCACCTGAATATTTTGTTTTTACGTTAGAAGCATTTGGTGATCCGACAATTATATATTCGCCATCTGGACTGATTGCAAGCCCTGCTCCAAATCTCTGCCTATCGTTACCAAACTTAAATGGCTCAATAGTTTGTGTTAGAGTATACGTTAACGCATTTGTTGGTCTGTTATATACATAAACTTTTCCGTCTTCGCTGTCAGGAGTACTTACTATCAATGTTGTATTTCTGTCATCAACTGCCATTGAAGATCCAAATAATGAACCATTGTTTACCCATGTTCCTGTGTTAACAACGTGTGCTGTAAAGGACGAAGAATTTGTAGGTACAGTTAAATCTGCATCATCATATAATTGGAAGGAATTTGATGTAATTGTGCCTCCAACATACTTTGAAATGTTATTAAGCTCAACAGTGCCTTGTATTCCGCTAAAAGTTATTCTGTCATATTTTGATAGCTTATGAAATCCTTGATTAAAAATAGTTGTACTAGAAGAATCTAAAGTTATAGATTGTATATTTCCAGAAGCATTTGTAACTGGATTTTCAATACGCTGTAATTCATTAAAATTATTTGTATTTTTATATACCGCCCATTCGTTATTCTCTGTTATATTATCAACCCATAAAAGATCGTTGCCGTTTAAATTTGTTTGTGCAATATTATTTGCATCTACAATATTAGTTGCTCTAACTTTTAAGAATGTTGTTATATTACCAACTAGATCACTATCGTCAGTTGTTTTAGCAGTACTAGATTCAACAGTTATAACATTTTTGTTTATACTATCAATTTTATAAAATCCGTCAAGGTTAAGAGAAGTACTATCATTATGTATAGCATTAATACCTATTATATCACCTTTTGAAATACCCTTAACATTTTCATCTACTGTTATGTCAAACTTTGTTTCACCTGCGGCACTTTTACCAATACGGTTTATTACATAAGAAGTATCAATGTGTTTATATACTGTCCAATCTCTATTTTGATTGCCAACCCAAATATAATTATTTTTCGTAATATCTGCAAAATTAAAATCAAGGATGTTATCGTAGTTAGTAACTATTCCTCGAACGTCTTGTTGATTTACATATCCTGCATTTTTTGTGTAACTATCAAATACGTATTTTCCTGGAAAAGGTTTATGGTCATAATTTTTAGATTTTTGGTATACTTCATAGGGTTTAATTCTATATATTAAATCAGTTTCTTTACCAGTTGTTGAATTTACTAATTCTATTGGTTGCGGTATTAATCTAAATTTTCCTTCGTCTAATCTAAAAATAACATCATCAAAACCTTCGCTGGCGCCGTATTGGCCATCTTTAATTGCCCATTCTTCGTAAAACTCTAAACTATCTTTATCATCACTAGCAAGTGCATCAAACAGTTTTGTAAGAGAATTTTTAGATCCCTTGTCTTGTATCATGCCTTGATAAAATTTATACTGACTAACATCGTCATTAATAATATTTTGCAAATATTGACGCTTTTGATAACCAATTAAATGCTGTGCCATACGTTGTTGTTCAACATCAAAGTTGTCACTATCTAAATCGTAAAAATCTGCAAATTGATTAACTTTATATTCAAAGTTTGCATATAATCCGCCTTTTGGTTTTTCAGAAAGAATATTCCAACTTTTTGCATCAAATGTTTCTGTACCCGGTACTTTAGTGTATGCACTATAATAAAATTCTTTGTTCTTAACAACAGAGCCAATATCATAATCGGTCCATTGTTCCCATTCTACAATATTAGGTTCGTCAAAAACAAACCCTGGGATATTTAAACTTCCGTCCCAATCTGTTGTTCTATATCCTAATACTTTAATTCTTTCTTGTCTATATCCTGGCTGCTGATCAAATATTACATCACCAAATACAGTTGAGTTATCAATTAATACAACATGTTCTTTTTGTACTAAGGGTAATGATATGAAATATATGCCGTCAGCTGTGTTTTTTGGAGCAAGAGCAAACTCGTTAGGCGAACGTCCAATATTTGCAAAATCTTCTACGAGTTTTTGGCCATCTGCTTTAAATAATCCGTATCCATAAAATCCATCAAAGATATTATCTACCATAGAATAAGACGTTGTTATTTTTAGTTGTTCAGCACCCGGACTTAAAGTTAATACACTTCCTGCAGCCCAATTTTGTGTAGTCCAGAATAAAAATTCATTTACTGTATGTCTCCAATCTAATACTACTTTACTGTCGCTTTGAAAGTAGTCAAAAACAAATCCTTGGTTTTTTAAATACTCTCCGTAGCCTAATAAAAAGTCTACAACTTCTTGTATTTCTTTAATTATAGTACCATATGGCATTTCTTTAACTATAGTATTTGTAAACTGTTTTCTAATAAAAGCTGATCTACCACCCTTTAAAGGCAATGCAGCTAATTTTGAAAAATTGTTGTCGTCAAATATGTTTGTACTCACATGTTGTGTTGTTGTTCTATAATAACTTCCTTGGTATTCAACATTCTGACCAGCAACGTATGTTTTTCCAGAATCCCATCCAACAAAGTCTTCACTAATGCCTCCTATGTTGATGCTAGGATCGTTTTGTTTAGCTACAGACGCAAAATATTTAAATATTGTATTATTTGGACTATAACCTTTTATAACATAACCGTCTGTTCTGCGTTCAATAATTACACCACTATATTCAACTGTTTTTACAGGTGAACTAGTGTTAAGTATAATTTTATAATTTTCATCAGGTATAAAAACATTGCCTTCGTTTGTAGGTGTTCTACTATCTAGTATAAGTTTAAATTTTTCAATATCAGTAAACCCGGCTAATTTAAAACCAAGTTGATTATCTATTTTAGCAAGATTAGATTTATAAGTTTTATAATTTTTAAGTACGTCACCTGCCATATAGGATGCAACATAGTTTACTAAACCGCTTGTAAAAGTTTGTATGGCATCTGTAGATGTGCTTGGAAAAACTATATCTTTTAATTCAATTCGTTTGTTAGTAGGTTTGTATACAATAGATCCAGCGTTGTTACGTACTTGATTAAATCTATCAAATCCTGTACTAAAAATTAAACTAGGTTTATTAATAATAAACGCTTTAATTAAACTAAATGCATAATCAGAACTGTTGCGCCAAGCTGATTCTACTGGTGCGCCATCACCAAATACAAAACTAAAATCTATAGTATCAGGCTGGTAATTACTAATCCACCCAATGCTAAGTGGAGGTAATAAATTTCCCATTGCATCTGACGGAATATGGTTTAAAAGATCTGGTCTTTGATATTTCTTTAATACCTTATACTTAACACCCGGTTGTCTAACAATACCATCTTGCAAATCTGTCCACATTAATAAGTTATCTTTAGTATACGGTGCAGGACCATATTGTGTTTCCCACCAGCTTGGTTTAATTGTAAACCCTAACAGTTCCCAAGGATGTGTGTGAGGACGATCAGTATCAAATGCTCTTTTGTAAATCTGTCTCCAAAATCCTGGCAATGTTTTTTCGCTAGGTGAATTAGTTGCACTATAATTAAACGTAAATGTATTGGCTCTTTCAAAGAAATTATGTAAAGTATAATCTGTATCAATAAATTTACTCCAAGATAAGAAATTACTTAACATAGACTTATTAATTTCTGCAGGAGATATTCCTGTTTCTCTGTATTCTCCTGGAACTAAATCATTTATATCTAAAAGTGCTGGATCATAACTTATTTTAATATTATTAAAAATTCTTTTTTCTAGTTCTAATAATAAGTCATCTCTGTAATCATTAAATGCAACAAATCTACTGCCGTCATGCCCTTGGATAAATGACGTTGTTGTTAAGTATGTATTATCACTATACAACATTGGTTCATAAGCAGGGTACAATCCTAATTTAGTAGGTGTTGGTGGTACATAACTTCCGTTTGTAGTTTCGTATTCGTAGATGTCTATTACATCATCTTGTGCCTTAGTTGCTGTAATAACTACAAATCCATCTGTATTAAATGTATAATCTTTGTTGTGTATTAGCTGAACACCATTCTTATAAACTCCAACAGCTTTTTTTGAAAGTGTAGTATTATCAAAGACTTGACTTAGAGCAAAAAATGTTTCATCTGCATCTAATATTGTGTAAGACATTTTTTTGACGCCGCCAATTGGAACCATGTCACTAAAATAAAATGGCATTTCTTTGCTTTTTACACTATTAATAGTTTGTAGTATACTATCTACATGATCTTTAGTTGTGCCTTGGAATTCTGAATCAAGTGCTACTTGCAAAAATTCACGCTTAAATCTATTATATTCTGTTCTTGAATAATCTAATGCCTTAACTATATTACTATCTTTATCAGTTATATGATAAAGTGATAAATTCATAGGAGCACTATGTTGTAAGAAGCGTCTGCCTAAACTTGATAAGTTGCTAATATCTCTAAGATTACCAATACCTGGAAATTGTCCGCTAAAGTTATCTAAATTTTCAACAATAGTGCTTACATGATCATTAACTTCGCCTAATGTAAATTCTTTAAGGCTTTCGTTCTTCGGATTTCTTTCTAATGAAGCTGGGATTTCATAAAATCCGTTTTCGTTCTTTACGGCTTTAGATTTAGTTTTAACAATTACAGAATCATTAAGTGTTAGTGTATTATTAAAAACAACCACAGAATTATTTTGAATATTATTAGTAATAGTATAATCTATATTTTCAAATTGTAACTTATTATTTAAATATACTCTTACCCATAAATCAGTAAGCAATCCGCTTGTGTCATATACATCAATTTCAAATCCTGATGTTGTGTTATCAAAAACATATTGTCTAAAAACAGGTTGATCAGATAGTGTTGACACTTTTTTCCAACCACTTATAGTTTCAAATATATTTAAATCTGAGTGTTTTCTTAAATATCCAATGTCAGTGTTTACAGTTAAGATATTATTATCTGTAGTATAAGTCATACTATCTTGTAATATATCATAATTAAAAACAATATCGCCTACATTAGATATACTACGATAACTTAAAGGAAATCCTAGTTCTGTATCTGCTGTTCCTGTACCTTGTTTATAACTAAACAATTTATTACCTACAAATGTTGTTGCTTCATAGGTAACAGAATCACCGTAACTATTTCCGTTACTGTCAAAAATGTCAAACAAAGGAGGTTGATTCGTATCTGTCTTTTGTTGTGTTTCTACCCAAACACTATTTTGGTAATGTAGCATTTTACCTTTAAAAGAAGTTCCGTTTAGTGCAAGTACAGTTTCATTTTCTTGAGGTATACTATCACTTACTTCTTTAAGTGTAATTTGATTATTGCTTAATTGTCCGCCGGCAAACTTAATAATATCAACTTCAAAAATTCTACCTTTTACAAGGATGTCTGTATCTGCTGTAAACAAAATACGCATGCCTTTAACAATATTAATTCCGTCAATATTATATCCTATTCCGCCTTCAATAGTACTAAAAACATCTGTAGTAAAGTTATCTATTAAATCAACATCTTTTTTAATTTTTGTACCAAAATTATGTAATTTTATGTCTGCTTCAAATTCAATAATAGGTCTTTTTGCACGTTGTGATTGATCTAATTCTGATGGTTCGTTATTCTGAATTGCACTTGTTTCAATTACACTTTTATGAAACCATCTATTATATCTAGCCCAAAGATTTCCATCCTTTGACGACCGATTAATTACCAAATAATCTTTTTTAGTTGGATACCCAATTGCTTTGCCAAATGGCAATCTGTCAAATCCGTTGGCATCAAAAGCAACATCAATATCATCAGTAAAATCCGTTGGAACATTAAGACTAGTTTCCGGTACAAGTTTTATTTTATCGCCAACACCTTCTACATAAAATGTGCCTTCAGCATATGAAGCCGGTTCTACTTCACCTGTAAAAAATACTTTCATACCGTTAGATAAATCTACACTATTACTTGCTTTATATGTTTGTTTTCCTAGTATTTCTTTTTCAACATCAATGAATGTTGCTTCACTAATATCTTTTACAACTATAGTCCCGCTTGCTTGCAAATCGTTTGCAGCCATATAATAAAGTATATCTGGGGTATCAGTTCCTAGTTGTAATGTGCTTACACCCTTTTCTAAACCTTGTACACTTACACCTTCTAAAACAAGTATACTAGAGCTATCTAAATCAAACCCTGCATCTAGTGTCTTTTTAGTTTTAATTGTGAAGGGCAAGTTTGGAGTATCTATATCAAACTTATATGTCATACCTCGATACAATGTAATTGTAGGGTTATTAGTTAATCCATCTGGACTAAAAATATATGTGTTATTATCAACATTATCACCTATTCTTACTGTGTATGTGCTTTCAACATCAATTGTGTTTCCAGGAATGCCAAAACTTTGAGGACCATTTGGTAACCAATAGTATTCTCTAAAATTAGTAAGTTTATCCCAGTCTACATGGGGATCCCAAGCATAAAATTCTTGTTGATTTAGTACACTGTGATCTTTTGTACCGTTATTAAAACTATCAAGCTGGTTAACATAATCATTATAATCTTTATAAAATGTAACGTTACCTAAATTATCTTTTACGATACTAGCTGGCTCTAATTGATAATTTTCTCTATCACTACTTACTTCAGGTACATAATTATCTTTAGAAGAAAACGCCTTTGCAGTTTTTCTGCCAACGTATCCATTTAACTTTTCTACTACACCAGGCTGTATAAGCTGGTCCATTGTACTTGCTAAAAACTTTTTATTAGCAGGTGTCCTATAGTATCTTGGTAAATGGCTTGCGCTTTCTCTTTTGCGGTTTTCATTGCCACCCGGCAACGGCTGGTCTGATTGATCGTTGTTGTATGCCATTAGTAGCCTGAGCCTCCACTTGAGCTTGAACTAGAACTTGATGAACTAGAACTTGATGAACTTGTATTAGAACTTGACGAACTTGTATTAGAACTTGTTATTCCAATATTACCTGTAGTTGTTGCAGTTGTTGTAATTGCACCGTCTGCTTTAAGACGTGTAGCTGTAATATTATCTATAATTGCTACATCAGTTACTGTTGCACCGCTAACAAATATTTCGTCTGATTCAGATTTTATTTCAAATAAACTACCAAAAGTTTGATCTTTTTGTTTTGGTACAATTACAAAAGTAACAATAGTAGGTGCTAGTTGTTGCATCACATATGCTGTTAATTCTGTAAAATAAAATGTTTCTCCAAAGTCCCAGTTATCTAATGCAAAAAATTCATTAATTGCACTTATAACTCTTGATTTAACTTCGTTATCGTTTACTACAATGTCTGGGTTTTTTACAATTTTAAAATCTGCTTGAAATTCTGGATTAGCTTTTGTTCCAAACAAAATTTTATACTTTACTGGATGATATATAATTTCATCACTTAATGATTTAATGTTGTTGAGTGCTGCTCCGTAATTTAAAAATAAACTGTCGCTACTAGGTGCTAAAGGTTTAGTAGTTGTAACATTATCTAAATATTGTCTAAAACTATTATCATATGATCTAGTTAACAAATACGTATCTACAATATTACTTACACTAGGATCTATACGTGTACTTTCATCAGCAGCATGCACATAATGGAATTTAATATTATCACGTCCAATTTGTGCTCTGTACTTTTGTGTAATATTCAAGTTGCTTGTAGTTTTATTAAGTATTTCAAAAATATTTTCATCTACGTAATAAAATATTTGCCCATCAGCATATAATGTAGTTGATCCCAAACTTGCTTTATTTTGTAGTGTAATAACTTTTAAAACACTATTAGGTTTATAAAACCATTCTTCAACTCCGTCGATGCTTGTTACTTTTTCTGAAAATATATACTTTTGTAAAGCGTTATTTGTTTCATTAACAATCACATCAAATAAATCTGGATCGTCAACTACTCCGTCGTCGTCCTCGTCAAAGAAACTTACTTGTACTTTTTTACTGTTAACGTATCCTTCAGTATCTCTATAATCCTCTACAATCTCCCAATCGTAATCAACAGTATAAGGTGCTGGAGTTGATGTAGGATCTTTTTGGTTAATACTTAATACACTAATTTTATCTTTAATTATTTTTCCAGTTCTGTTGTTGTAAACTTTATCACTGTTATCAAAATAAAATCTTACTTCTTCATCACTTTCAAATAGATATCTAGAGCCTCTATATGTAATAGTATATGTTTCACCGTTTGTTTCAAATAACAACAGCCAACTTGCATCTAGTTGTTGGTTAGTGTTATCGCCAGTTTTACCAATACTAAACGGACTTGCACTATCTAAGTTAGTAGAAGATACTAGTCTCCATTCTCCTAAATTTACATCAAATCTTAATCCAAACGTTTTATATGCAAAAATCTGATCTACAAGTTGTGTTTGCACAGATGATTGTATACCATTTGCGATTCTAGGAACAATTTGTGTAAGTTTTGCTCCCTGTGGAATAATATCGTTTATTAATACAGGACCAGTTCCGTCATCAGCAACAACTGTTCCGTTTTCTGATACGCTTACAATTTTTGCCCAAAGATATTCTACTGATCCTGGATGATCAGCAACTCCGTCCATAAGTTTATTACCATCTGTGGACATAAAATGCTTACCACTAGGCGCAATAAATTTTAATAAAGTTCCTGTTCTTATAAGTTTTAATGTGCTTGCTGTAAATGTACCTAGTTGTTGCTTAGTGCCGGCAGCGTTTGTAAAATACCCAGTGTTTTGATTTGAGTCTACAGTACTACTATTCCATACAAGTCCTAAGTCGCCCACTAATGTCTTTGGAAAATTAGTAAGGTAATAATTTTTTATTTTTCTGTTTGTTAAAACAGGTTGTACAACATTTGCTAGAGCTCCTTCAATGTCAGTTTTTGTAATAAAGTCAAATCCTACTTTTGTATCGATAAACTCTCTTGTTAGAATCCCGTCTATAGAAAATAAATTTGTTTTACTATATCTACCTGTTGCATCTACTAGGTCTAAATACCTGCTTATTCCGCTTGCTGTTCTGTTAACACTTTTTACTTTAATAATTTCTTGACTTGAAGTTAAAGGAGCAATTTGATAATCTTCAGCTGTTACCATTCTATTTTGTGTATAATAGCTAGATGGTGCGTTACGCTTTATACTTGCGCTTGTTTCGCTAATACTTGCGTTATCTACTGTATATTTTAATTGGAATACCAACGTAAGGTTTTCTGATTTACCAGTTTTGCTCAAATAAGGAATCTGTACACTTATGCCGCGCATATCTTTAGGATCTATTATAAGTCTTTCATTTTTTCCTGTTCTATAATATATCTTAAAATTGCCTTGAGGTAAATTTCCAAATGTGCCATCTGAGAATATTAAACTAATTCTATCATTTGCTCTAGTTAATACACTAAAGATATTTCTAATACTTTTACTTAAACTATTGTAAACTACATTGTTGCCTTCAACAGCTTGTACCTTGGTCCATAACTCTTGTTCTAATCCATACTCGTCTACTGAATATAACCAAACATCGCTGTTGTTTACATTAGTTGCATCTATACTTACTACTTGATTAGTACTAGGCGAATCAACAATAAAAGAACCGTTATCTAATGTGCCTTGTCTAAAATGACAAAAATAACCGCTGTTTGTACTACTTGGTCCTTTACCATCGTTTCTATATAAAAATGCAAAGTTGTTACCAGGATACGGAGCTTCTTCTTCAATTACTCCATTATTAACATCTGTACTTACAATTTCAAATCTGCTAGTGCTACCACTAATATTTTTGTTAAATCCAAAAACTGGCACTCCGCTATTTGTGCTACTAAATCTATACTGTTCTGTAGGAACATTATTAACTGTATCTTTTTTTACAGGTCTGCCAATAGGGTTGTTTACAGGCAATGTTGCATTTAAAACTTTTGTAAACTGTTCTTGCCAATTTGCATTGCTTGGATCGTTCCATATAATTGTTTGGTTTTCTAAATTTATGTTATTAGAATCTCTTACAGATTCTGATGTGCTAACACTTTCAATCTTTAACAATCCGTTAGCTGACTGATTACGCTTTGGATTATAAGATAGTGTACGTGCAAGACGGAGAACACTTTCTCTACGTTCTGCAAGCTCTAAAAAGTTTTCACGTGCATTTAAGTCTGTACGGAAAGCAATGTTTTGACCGAGGAAAGCAATCATGTCAATCAAAGCAAGGTATTCACTTGACTCAATGTAATCGTTAAAATCTTCTGGATAATTTTGACGTAGATAATTTATCATTGTTCTACGTAAGTTATCAAAATCGTAAGATTTAAAATCTGCGTTTCTATAACTTTGGTAGATACGCTTCCAATCTTCTGCTACTAGTAATCTATTTTGTCTATCAGTCGAGGACATATTTGGCTTTCCTTTGTTATACAGTATTTATCACTATTGATTAACTACGTATATTATTAGGTATTTAGAAATCCGTTATTTTGATCAAACGTTAACCTCATACTTTCAACAATATTATAAGTTAAAAATACCACTTCTGCCTCAATCTGTAGGCCACTTTCGTATTCATCTACTGTTACCGAGTTAACACTTATTCTTGGATCGTAATTAATAATTTCTGTTACATTATCAATGATAAGTTGTTTAAGTTGTTCAGTCATTGGTTCATGTAATATGTCCCAAATAATTGTTCCAAATGATGGATTCGCTAACAACTCGCCTTGTCTTATATGGAAGTGATTAATTATATCTTGTTTTATCAATGCAAAATCGTATAAATTAAATACAATATTATCCGGGTCAACTGTGCTAAATCCTTTATAGGTTTTTGATCCTATACCATAGTCGGGCTTTTTGTTAGATTTAACATTTATATCTTGGTAAAGTCTTTTTTCTTGTGTGCTCATATCTTATTTCCCTTGTTAAAATGGTCCTTCTGTATCAGTAAGAGAAGCTGTTCCAGTGCGTTTTGAAGTGCCGCCAAATTCGCCATCTTGTGAATTGCCAAAACCGTTGTTATCATTAGTAGTATCAAATTCTCCGCCTTGTGCATTACCGAATCCGTTGTTGTCATCAACAAGTGTAGCATTTTTATTTTCTGCAGCAGCTGATTCAGCTGGTCCATCAATACCTGCATTTTCATTTCCTGCTGGAACCTGACATTGCTTGAATGTGTCTTCAGGTTTTTTATCTTTGCTCTTATCGTCACTAGTTTTGTTAGCGTTTCCTTTTTTAATTTCTTCTAAATTAGCATTAGTTTTTGTAGGTGTGTGTTCTAACGGATTTTTATTTTCTTGGCCTGTCCAAGATCCACGCTTAGGTACTCTTGTTGGAACAGATGTATCACCTGCTTTTGCCGCCGGAGGTCCGTTCATGTCGATCCTATCTGCTGTTTCATAATGATGTTTAGATGTGATATTGCTTGTTCCTGCACAAGTAATTTTTCCGTCTGCACCTACTTTTACTTCATAATTAGCAGCTGTTTGTGTCATCATTTGATTACCAGCTTTTAGGTTGATATTATTACCAGCTTCAATATTAACATCTCTACCAGCTTTAAAATTAAAATCGTTTTCTGTATGTATGCTTATACTATCTTTTGAATAGATATCAATTTTTCCGTTAGCTGTCATCTCTATCCAGCTGTCACCGCTTCCGTGGGCTATGTAAATTAAGTCTTCTGCATTGTGTAATAGAATTTGATGACCTGTTCTTGTACGTATTCTAAAAAGTTCATTAAAAGGGAGTACAGGATTTCCACCATCTTTTAAACTTACATACTCACTTGGTACAGCATTTGGTCCTCTAGCAGGACCTTTTCTAAACAATGTGGGATCGCCGTCGTCCATTACTAAAGTTGTACCTGTAAGTCTACTTGCTTTAAGGTCTATTGAATCTATTTTCCCTCCAGATTTAATTGTAGGTGTGCCATCTCGCCTATCAATTGGACCTGGTGAGCTCCAACCAAATACCATACTAGGCAAATCACGCCTTGCACTAGATGTTGTTGTTCCCCTAATTGGATCGTCTGCTAATCCGCTGCCGTCTAAAATTGCACAAGCATCAGTATGACAAGGTTTTAAATACTGTGTTGCATTTGTTCCATTAGCATCTTCAGTTTTTTTATTATATTCCGCAACTGGTCTTGCTTTTGTAGGATCTTCTTTATTAAATTTAGTACTTGCATTTCCAGGTACCATAAAATTCATATTTTGATCTTGTACGCACCCTATCCAATATCCCTTACCTCTATTACCTTCTGCAAAAATTACTAAAACTTTAGTTCCTATATCAGGAGGCACAGCCCAAAAGCCGTAACTCTTCTGTGTATAATCATAACCTTCGTTTTCACTTGTTCCAGCATATGGTGTAACTCCATAAAAAGGGCTTAGATAACTTACAGGAACAAATTCACCAGAAGATTCAGAATTACCTTCACTTGTAGTTTTTAATAGTTCTACTTTTAATGAGCCCATGTAGTCTACATCAAGATGTTCTCTAACAACAGCTACATACGGACCTGGGCCTTCTACAGTTTTTTGTTTAGAGCCTGTCGGTATATGCGGGGATCTAGTTTCTTTGGACATTTAAAATTCTCCTACTATTCTACCATTTGAAAGTTGCCGGGCTGTGCCAGGTAGCTTTTTGCTGGGTTGGTTTTTTGTAGGTTTACTTGCACCTTTATTATACTCAGGATGTCCTGGTGGTGGACCACCACCAGCACCTGCGCCTTCTGGATTTCCAGTTAACGGGTTAGTTTCAGATTTTTCTAATTGTTTTTTAGGATCAGTTGCTGTAACAGCTCCTGTACTTTCTGTAGCTACTAGATTAGTATCTGTAATTTGTTTAGGTCTTCGAATTGTTTGTAACGTTTGAGTAAATTGGCCGCCGGAAAATTTATTAGCTACAAATAATACTTTATATAATCCACTAAACGCACCTACAGGTGCTGAGCCTCCGCCTGGAAAAGTCATGTAATTTCCTACGTAATCTATTGGTGTTCTAAAATTTAGTTCGATGTCAACTTCTCCACTTTGATAGTCCATTGTTCCGTCTGAATTTAAATTAGTAGAAGGTCCTATAGCTGCACTATAATTACCCATACCACTGTCTGCAATGTAATAAGGGTCGCCCCAAATTTCTAAGTCAACCATAATCATGTCAACTGGTGAATTAATTAATGATTCATTAAAATTATGTGCAACTATTGACTCTGGATGTACCATAACTCCGCCAGTGTCTGTTGTATTTCCTTTGTTTATATCAGCTTTTACAGGATTCGCATTTATAGAGTTTCCGTCTGCTTCTGTGCTTCCTGTTGCTGCTGTCTTATTATTATTACTTCCACCACTACTAGCAGATGTTTTAGAATCAGCTGTTTTTTGGCCATAGTCACCGGCAATATTAGTAAAAAAAGCCATATTAAAGTTTATATCAAAATTAATAACATCGTCATTCTGTCCTGTATATATGTAGTCATACTGTTTAGAAGCTTGAGTCTTTAAATTAGATATACCTTTTGAAACTTCTGTTGGACTTCTAAAATTACTATGATGGACTTTGTAAGGTACAACCCTGTAAACAAAAACTT